AATAGACCCAGATACATACGATTTCATTACATTTGATATAGTTGTTACACCTGCTAATAAAGGAGCTAGACTTTCTTTAGTAGAAGGTAGACAAAGAGATACTAAATTATATAAAAGCTTAGAAAAAGAAATTAATGAATGTATAAGTTTAAATCAATTAGACCAATTAAGTAAGGTTGTTGAATCAGCAATACCAGTTGGAAAAGCAAAATTGAAGAAACTTATTGAAAATAAGATAACTACACTTACGTCTGATGAAGATATTACAGACACTAAAAGTGAAGATATAAATAATGGTAATAAAGATATTATACCTAATAAGGTTCAGGAAGGAAAATCTAAAATACCTGTTGAAAAACAGTTAAAGATTAAACTAAATGAACAAAAACTTGTATCTAAAGAATTACAAGTATCATCAACTAATCTTATGAATGAGAATAAATCATTAGTAGAAAAAGTTGATAAACTAAAGAAATCTAATAAATTGTTACAAGCAAAATTAATTGAAAGCAGAAAAACAGAGAAAAAAAGTAATTTATCTTATAATAAATTAAATGAAAACAATCAAGAAATTGTTAGAAAATTGAAAAAGATAAATGAAAATAAAATTAAAAACCTTGATGAAACATACAAGGACAAAATTAAATCTTTGGAAGAAAACTTAAAAATTAATGAATCTAAAAGTACAAAGTTATTAGAGGCAAACAAAACTTTAAGTAAGGAGCTTTTAAATTCTAAATCTAAATTAGAAGAAGCAAATAATAAACTTAAAGAAAATGCTCAGTTAGAGCAAAAAGTTAAATTGTTAGAAACAAAATTAAAAAATACTGAACAAGCAAATAAAACCAAATTAGAAGAAAGTAAAAAACTTCAAAATAAAGAGGTTGAAAATTTAAGAAATCAATTAAATCAAGCAAATACTCAAATTTCAAAATTAACAGAAGCAAATACTAGGATAAGCAAATTACCTTTTAATGTTACAAGGGCTAATTTAAAATATGAGAGTATGGATACTGGTTTAACAATGAATGCTGAGGAACAAGCTTTATTTAATGCAATGGTTGGAATGAATCATAAGAAATAATAATAAATATTTGAAAGGGGTTTTTCGAAATGACAGGAAAAGCATTAGTAGAAGCACAATCAAAATCAACAGTTGCTTCAAAATTTGAAAGTAGAATTAAATTAATCGAATCTGCCAGAGCAGCAGCTGGAAGACCAGCAATGAACGATTATGAAAAAAATTATGTAGGACAATTATTTGAAAATGTTAGAAAAGGTAACCTATATAAAGAAGGATACACACAAGTATCAAATGTTGCAGGAATAAGAAAAGACTTATTTAATATGACAACATTAGCAGTACAAAACAGAGTATTACCAGAAGTAGTTTCTGTTCAAGCTATGTCAAGTGCATTACAATACTTACCAATCCTAGAATTTAAAGCAGGAGAAGATAAAGGTCAAGTTAAAAAGGGAGATGTATTCAATAGTGGTGCAGGATATCAAGATGTTGCAGATTCTCTATATGACAGTAGATATATTGTAAATGAAACTTTAGCACCAGTAGGACAAGCTGCAGGTGATGTTGATATAGTAATTTCAAGATTACCATTAGATGCTGGAACAATTAAAATTACAAGTGGTGCTTTAACAGCAACAGATGATGGTGCTGGAAATATTACAGGTGACTTTACAGGTACTATTGATTATATAACAGGTACAGGTAAAATTACATTAGCAACAGCTGCTACAGAAGATATTAAAATTTCTTACTCTTATGCAAATGAAGAAATAAGAAATGGAGATAAAGGACCTGCTAAAGTTACAATAGGAATTACACCTATTGAAATGAGAGCAGAAGAACATCAATTACAAGCTGTATATGCTTTATCAGCTGCTTACAGACTTGACAAAGAATTTGGTGTATCTATGCCATTAGTATTTGAACAACAAGTTGCTAATGAAATGAACAAAGAACAAGAAAGATTAGTATTTGCTGATATGTTTAACCATGCAGAAGGTGGAGCTGCAGTAGTATGGAGCTCAACACCAAGACCAGGTGTATCAGACAAAGACCATATTGATAGTTTACCAATAGCTATTGGTTTAGCTGCAAACAAAATCTACCAAGCAACAGGTGGAAATTTAGGAGCATCTTTCATCCTTGCTGGTTCTAATGCAGGTGCTTACTTTGCTAGAACAACTGGATTTAATGCAGAAAATATGCCATTAAATGGTGGAAGCTTCTATTTAGGAAAAATGGGTAACCTAGATGTATTCCAAGTACCAAGCTTAGCTCCAAATGACTTTCTAATTGGTGCAAAAGGAAATGAATACTACAATGCTGGATATGTTGTTGGTGATTATATGCCTATTACCTACACAGCCCCAGTATCACTTGCAGATTTGTCTACTCAACAAGGATGGTTAAGTATTTATGCAAACAAAATGGTAAATACAAAACTATATGTAAGAGGAAGGATTACTGTTTAATTTGTAAGAATGAAATAAAAATAAAGAGATATGAGAAATCATATCTCTTTTTGTATATAACATATATTGCACCTGTGAAACCTACTGACTACATTGGTTATATATCTATTGACAAAAGAAAATAATTATGGTATATTATATTTAGGAGGTAGATATTATGCCAAAAATAGTGAATTTAGATTTAAACAAAATTAAAGAGTTATGGGAAACAACATCATTATCTCAAGGAGACATTGCAAAAGAAGTAAATACTTCAATAGATACTGTTAGAAGAAGGATAAAATCAAATAACTGGATACGACCTAACAATTTAATTGAAGAAGAAAAGAATAATAGAATTAATAAAATTATGAGTACAAAAGTGGAAAAAGGTTTGACAGATGCCCATGATGATAACGAAGAAGAAACATTTAAAGATTTGTATTACAATACTAATTTAAGTAAACCCCAGATAGCAGAAAAGATGGGTGTAAGATTATCAAGAGTTAAACATCTTATAGAAAAATTGGATGTAAAAAGAACAGAAGAGCATATAAAGAAGGTTAAACAAGAAGTAAATAAAGAATTATTTAAAGATGGTTATAATTTTGAAAAGAAAGAGATACAAGAAAAAGTAAAGCAAACCAAATTAGAACAATATGGGAATAGAAATCCTTTTGTAACAAGTAGATTTAAAGAACAAGCAATGAATACTAAAGAAGAAAGATATGGTAATGCTTATTATAATAACAGAGAACAATCTATTAAAACTTGTATTGAGAAATATGGGTTACAAAATACAATGCAAGTAGATTTTGTTAAGGATAAGGCAAGAGCTACTAGAATGGCACATATAGATGAAATATCATTGAATATAAGTAATGCCAAATTGAAAATGTTTAGTAATCCTGAAAATAAAAAGAAAATGCTTGATAGAGTGGCTAAAACTTGCTTAGAGAAGTATGGTGTATCTTCATATATACTATCAGATGATATTAAAGTACAAACACAAAGAATATCTAAAACTAATAAATTATTTGCAGAGAAATCAGGCATAACTGAATTTGAATTTAATATAAATGAGTATAGCTATGATTTGAAAAAAGATAATATACTTATTGAAATAGACCCTACAATATCTCACAATACAGAAATATCTTATGTACATTTAACAAAAATGTGTAAAAAAGAAAATTGTAGTGAACATAAACCAGTAGAACCATATTATCATATAAATAAATCAAATATGGCATTGAATAATGGTTATCATTGCATACATATATTTGATTGGGATAGATGGGATAAAATTATATATATGATACAAGATAAAGAAACACTATATGCTAGAAATCTTACAATAAAAGAAGTTTCTAAAGATGAATGTAATTCTTTCTTAAATGAGTTCCATCTACAAAATAGCTGTCAAGGACAAACAATTAAACTGGGTTTATATAAAGATAATCAGTTAATTCAAATTATGACATTTGGAAAACCTAGATATAATAAAAATTGTGAATATGAGTTATTAAGATTATGTACACATAAAGATTATAAAGTTGTAGGAGGAGCAGAAAGATTATTTAAGTATTTCTTAAATACTTATAATCCAAATTCAATAGTATCATATTGTGATTTAAGTAAGTTTACAGGAAAAGTATATACAGATTTAGGTTTTAAACTAAACTCCAAACCAAGACCATCTAAACATTGGAGTAAAGGTAAAATGCACATAACTGATAATTTTTTAAGACAAAGAGGATATGACCAAATATTTAATACTAATTATGGTAAAGGAACAGACAATGAACTATTAATGATACAAAATGGATGGCTACCTGTATATGATTGTGGACAAGCAACTTATATTTGGAATAAAGAAGTATAATATTATACTTCTTTTTATTTAAAAACTCTTGACATATTTTAAAACTTATGATAATATATAAGCATAGTAAACAAAGGAGTGATTATTATGACAATACAAGATATATTTGTCGAATTTACAAAAGAGAATATTATTATACAAAAGATAAATTTAGGACAAGATCTAATTTGGAAAGGAGAATTTTTATGTACTAATAAAAAACGTATTTTATTTATTAATAGTAATATAACAGATATAAATTTGATTAATATTCTAACAGATATATTAATCCATATAAGGAATAACTCTTGATTTAATATGATAACTTAAGCACACGATATATTAAATAAGGAGGAATAATAAATGGCAAAGAAATATAATTGCATAAAAAATGGAATAC